AATTCGTCATTACTCAGACCAACACGATATGAGAAACGTGCCACCTCAAGGAAGGCACGTTGGAGAGTCTTAAATGGGCGCAGTGCCGAGTTACCTCGGTTGTCAAATGCATCCGATGCATCAAAATCGTCGGGGTTGACGTAGATAATACGTCCCGTCCTCGACGTGATGATATTCTTAAGACGAGTAAGTGCCATTCTTCAGGAATCCTTCTTCGGTAGTATTTATGGGCGATTAGGGAGCAGCACCGCCACCACCTGAGGTTGAAATCTTAGTCATGTTGACAACAGGAAGGTCACCAGAAGGAGACTCAAATCCGTTAACAACATAACTCAAATCTCCCGCAGATGAGTAAACGAGCAAGTTTTGACCAGGACCCACAACAATACCAGAGTTTTTCTCAGTATCATTTGCAGCAATAGCATTACCGTAGTAGAGATAATCTTCTGCGCTGTAAAGACCTGTCTGACCTGTTTGCTCAGCAGATGAAATAGTTGCGACATCAAATGTCAGAGCAGCGCCGCCACCGTTGCCCAGTTGTGCGTCATTGATCTGAATTGTTTCAGCAGCAGCGAAGTCTTCGCCACCATCAACGATAGTAATAGTTGCAGCGCCAGATCCATCAACAACAACAGTGAATCTTGCCTTTGCGATAGCACCAGATGCACCTGTAGCATCAGCAGTCAGGTTTGCATATGTGCCAGCAGCACGAGATCCATCAGCAGCACCAACGTTGTTGATAGTCAGAATCTTACCTGACACTGCCTTAGTCATGGTGCGAGTGCCATTATTAAGTGTAGGAGTGTCATAGAATTCTGTATTGTCTGCAAATGCAGCAGATCCTTCACCCAAAGCAACTTTAAGATGTGCTTTTGCAGGATCCCAATCCATGACGTATCCATAAGGACCAACTGTAATGCCATTTTGCAGCACAGTTTGGGTCACGTTATTGACAGTGAAGGTGTCACCTGCAACGAGAGCCTCACCACCAACATCGTAGATATAGATTTCACTATACACTGGATCAGTTTGAATACTAATAGCAAAACCAATACCAGTTGTTGGAGTTGGGGGATTACCACTCGTGCCATCCGCGTATGCAAACAACGAGATTGAGGTGTTTTCATCAACAACAATCGAAGTATATGAACCAGCAGTGCCTGCTGTGCCAACTTTACTCACACCCTGAGTGTATTCAGTACCTGTGCCACTATCTCCATTAGGACCTTCAGTATCATCGTTAGATAGTTTCAGAGGATAACCAGTATTGGTTGCATCTGACAGATCAAATTTATATGTCAAGTCAATGTTAAGATTGACCAGACCAAGGTAAACATGGTCTGTAGCACTGGGTCCAGTGGTAGTTACAACATACTTATCTTCAATAACAGCATCGTTACTACCAAGGAAATTCAAGACTGCTGATGCGTTAGATGTGCCACCAGTAACTGTCTCACCTTCACTAAAGTAGTTAGCGAGATATACACCGTTATCAGTCAGCAATGTGACGTTTACACCATCATTGTGGTCAACATCAGAAGTGCCATAAGCACCACGACTCAGAGTAAGATCATTACCATTAACTGCCCCGATTGTAGCGAGCTCGTTATCAATAATGACAACACCGCCAGACACAAATCCAGTAGAGTCAGTAACAGTGAGGGTTACATCCCCAGCAGCATAAGTTGCACCTTCGTTAATAGTTGTAACTGTAGAAGATGCAGACCATGCGTTAGTAGCAATACCAGCAGGAACTGTGCGAGCAGTTGTGCCCAGTGCAGAGCGACTAACTGTAACTACGTTAGTTGTGGTGTTAATACCAGATGCATCGATAGTGACAACTTCAGTATCTGCACCATCCGCTTGACCTAGGGTTATATACATCCCATCAGCAAGACCCGTTGTGCGGGAGAATGCCATGCTAGTGACACCTGTGCCATATGGAGTATATTGCAGGATGGCATTTGTAGCAGCACCACCGCGATAGATAGCAGTAAATCCAGATGTCGATCCAGTAAGTGTTTCACCACCCAGCAATTCACCTGCAAGAGAGTCTGCCTGGAGAGCAGTGTTGGAGACTGGTCTTACTTGTGTATAGTAAGTAACCGTGCCAGTTGCCTTGTAGATGTCAAGGATCTTACCAGTAGCAGCGTTGGTAGTTGTAAATTCTGTGCCAGGAATTGCATCACCAAAGGAAAACCCAGGATTCAACGTAAGCTTATAAGCACTAATTGGATTACCTTTAGCAAACTTATAAGTAGATGCCGATCCGCCATTTTCGGATTCGGGTCCGTCGAGATGCAGCACCTGATCATAGTCTCTCAGTGCCATCCGATAAGATGCGCCGCTACCAGACTGGTTACACACATTAACAACTGTGCTGCCAGTTACAGTAGTCGGACACCTATAAAGTACCGTATTTGTCGTTGCTCCTGGTTTAGAAGCTGCGAGTCTTCCTGCTGTCATTTGTTAATTACCAACCTGCTTGGAAAAAGGATTGTAGTCTTAGTTGTCCACCCAACACAGGAGCGGAGAGTGCGCCACCGAAAGTAATTGCCACTTCACTAATGTTATTAGTAGACAGCAACGTTGCGTCAGCGTCGGGGAATTGAATGGTGCGAGCACCAGTCAAGTTGGTAGCATCAATGGTGATGATACCGTTAACGTCGTCTGGGTTATTTATCTTCGCCAGCTCTAGCGTTTTATTGTAGAGAGTCTGTGTTTTTCTCTCAGAGACCAGCATGTTAGATGCCAATCCATTATTCAAAGGTGCTGATGGGTCATCATCAGGGAAACTAAACACATAAGTTTGGTTGTCCTCAATGTTGCTGAGATCCAACTGGATCTTTCTGGTTTCATCACCAACGTCAGCAAAAATTGCGCCTTTGTAAATCTTGTTTGTAAGTGTCTGAGAAGATGCTTCACCAACCACCTTGATATTCATATCAGGGAAAGTAACCGTACGGTTATTGGTCAGCAGTGAAGAATCAAAGATCACATACCTTGTGGGATCATTCTCCTCGTCCGTTGAAGGCGTGTTGGAGAATGTGGGGTTAACCATATTCTTGTTGAAGACATTCTGCTCTGAGATGTCATCCAACAATGTAGACTGAGTGTTAGCAGCACCAAAGTCAGGCAGTTTATAAGTGTGTTGACCAGGACTCTCCCAAGCATCACACTCAAACTTTGCGATCTTGTCAGTTGCAGTAGATCCAGTAATCTGGAGCTCAGCATCCTTGATGATGATCGTCTTATTCGTGATAGTCTGGAATGTGTCATTAGCGACAATAGTTGTGCTAGTGTTTGTGCCTACATTAGGTAGATCAAAACGACGTGTGCCAGACTGTGTAGAGATTGTATCAACGTTGAATTGCACTCTCTTTGCAGGGTTTTGATCACCTTGCAAGAAGAATTGTGCGTCGGTCTGGATAATAGGACCATTAACTGTGAAGAAACCACTACCCTGTGGTGTCATCTCCATGCTGGAAGTTGCAGATGCACTGTCAACAGCACGAATGACTAGAGTAGAAGATCCGTCAGTATTCTCTCTTCTAGTATTATAAAGAGATGCTGATCCGAATGCAAGACCAATTTCATTGATGGCAGATTGATAGATCCCGCTGTCTCGGTCCAAATCAAAAGCCAATCCTGGCGCTGATGCGCTACCTGCGCTCACACCACGAAATAATTGATTGACCTTTGCCTTACGGTTAGGAATCAGAGGGTCAGAGATAACGATAGGCAGGATTGCTTCGCCAGTAACGAGCGCATCTGCAATCGTATCTAATTGGGATATACGTTTAGTTGCCACGAAATCTCAACACGATTTGCTACAGTTTTATTTATAACCATTCTCCACTAACCATTCGTTAGTCATTGGAGTTGGAGGGTAAATCTCCCACATTTTACCAGTTGCACATGCTTCCAGTGCTGCCTGAGTCATACCCTCAGTGCGTCCTGCCCAACCTGCTTCCGCTTCCCACGGCACAGCATTGGCGGGATAGGTGCGCTCTGCCATGACTTTCCAGATCATAGGCACATCCTCTTCAGGTTTGATGATAGCAATCATACTATTCTCAATGGTGCCTGCCATGCAATCTTGAGCAGCGTGCCATCCTTCATGACGCATAAGTTGCATCAGGACAGCAGGATCATGCATATATCTCCTATTAAGATAGAAGTTATTACTAACAGTATGATAGACACCACGATGACCAACGGGGAAATACTTTTGATCAGCGAGATATACTTTGACACCAATCTGATGGAGTGTCATTAGCAACCTATTAAACTCTGTCGCTGCGAATGTATACCTCTCAGGGTTTTTATACTGACTAGAGATATCTAGCAGAGAGAATACCTCTTCCACATTATCTTTGCATTCACGGAGCAGCATACAACCCATGGCATCCATGCTGTTGTATCCTTTAGTAATCTTATCCTCTCCTGCCTGCACACCACCATGTGCCAAACTAAACATCAAACCCGCCAAAATAGCATTACGCAGTCTCATAACCTAACCTGTCCTGGAGTACTAACCCTAATCAGTGTGCCTTTGTTAAAAATAAGATTCATCCTTGGAAACGGTGCATAGTGTGCATCCCATTTGGATGGATATACTTCTATCTCTTTCGTAGCATAGTATGGTCTTACCTTACCATGCAAACCGTTGGGTACATAACCTCTAGGATCTGTTTCAGAGAAATCCTGAGTGTCACTATAATCAACTTCAAATAGATGTCCTACTGGGTCTAGAAAAAATGTATTCATCCATCCGTCAAGATCTTTAGTTTGCAGTGATCTTTTCCAAAACCCTGCGCCAATATCATAATGACATAAGATGGTGTCGTACATACCTTCCATAATCCTCAGGAGAAACTTAGTGTAGCTCGGGGTCCGTAAACTACAGGCTCGTGATACACATACTTAGGTATGTATAGCACATCCCCTGGGTCCATATCTACTTCACCGAGTCCATCTACACGATAACCTATTTTTCCTATAATTGGCACAATCATTACATCTACGTTATCATTGTGCCTACCAAATGTGCTGGATTCAGCACTAAAGGAAATATATTGATGAAACTCTCTCATACCATATCTTGACCACATATAGTCAAAGAGTGGTCTCATTTGAAATGGGACGTATTCACCCTCACATATAATAGTATTCATTGCACCTTGGTGTAACACAATACTATCTGTTTCGTTAAGAATTTCTTCAGATTTTACTTTTGGTGAAATTACCGTAAAAGTTTTATTAACTCTGTCGTATTCTAATTTGTCAAATACGTCGGTCCAAGTAATGTTATCTACTTCAACCTTTCCTTTTGACAGCGTTGCTCGATTCATGGAGTTTTTTCAATGCTTTAACAACTTCGGGAGTCTCTTCCCACTCCCAGGTGTTACCATTCTTGTCGATCATTTGTTTTTTGGGCATGTCATAATAGCGACAAAGCCCCTGACAGGATTTGAACCTGCGACCTGAGCTTTACAAAAGCCCTGCTCTACCACTGAGCTACGGAGGCAAAAATAACCGCCGATGCGTCCATCAACGGTAGCAGTCAAGAGGGATCCCACCTCTCTCTCACATGGGTTGTTGCTCCGATTCTTTTTTCTCTCGGAAATGTGAGCACGGGTGTCGCCATCCCGTCTACTCCCTCTCCTGGATTCGAACCAGGGACCAAGCGATTAACAGTCGCTCGCTCTACCGCTGAGCTAAGAAGGATTGTTTTCTTTTTTCTTTTGCTTGAAGTAGAGACTATAGTATCTTTTCTTCATTTCGTCAATAGCATCCATATCTTCTTTGAATCCCATATATTTGAGATGTTGGTATGTACCCTCCATCTCACTAATAAGGAGAAGAATGTTTATTGCTGTGACAGGTCTACCATTAAACTCATACTCACTCAGGGACCTCCTCATAATTTTCAATCCAATCACTAAGGTCAAATAGGATAGGGTGACATCCTTCCATTACGAGATAGTCAGATGCTTTGTAGAGATCCTCCATAGTATATTCTCGTGCTGTATCTGCGTCTAGTTTAACTTCTTCCATGTCCTTCATCGGAGCAGGTAACTCTTCAAATGTAAATGGTATGCCTTGTATGAAATACATCTGGACTATACCTACGTCTTTAAGATTGTGAAACGAGTTAGTGATCCGAATCTTATTCATGTTAGAAGTTTTGCGTCATTTCTCCCAGAGACTCTGCAACGTATGCCTGCACCCCAGCGGGATCGGGCACAAATTCTTCAGGGTCTGGGATATTTATCTCAGATCCCCTGTCTTTAGTGACGAGTGGGGTCATCATACAAACTCCATTGTCATGGATAATTTTGATGGTGTGCCCTCTCTCCACTAGAGAAAATACGAAGTCAAAGTTTTCTTGGACTTCTTGACAGGATAGCGTAATAATACTATTCATGCGAGATATGTAATAAATTCTTTAGGGACGTTTTCGTTGAATTGTGCAATGGTCTCATAGAATCCCTCAGCACCTTCAGCATCAAACTTCCAGTTGATCACCTCGTCATATCCTTCGTTATCAAGGATCTTGACTGTGCGTTGGGGGATGTTGACCCAGATGTGCTCAAGATAGGTTTCCGTGGACATGGGAGCATGATGAAGACTCCCATATCATACATCAATTCAGCAGCAATGGCAAGCCATAAACCTGATGAGGTCCAAGACCGCAACCAGTTGCCATGTAACCAGTGCCGACGCCTGTGTGGATCAGACCAGTAGCAACCTGATTCAGCAGGGCACCAGTGGGCACAAACTCAGCAATCACACCAGTAGGTGTTGCGATGAATGTGGAGTGGACACCTGCGCTAGATCCCATGATGATATCATTCATAGACCCAGGCATCGATGTACCCAGACAGATTCTAGTCTGTGTGGGAGGTGCAAGACCAGGAATAGGAAGGTCTGTAGTGATATCAACGATAGCACCATTAACAAAGGTGAATTGACCAGACAGTGCCTTCATTGGATTGAAGATTGCAACCATCTCAAATCTACCACTGTTAAGGAAAGAAGAGATCCAGTTTGCTTCATTAGTGATCTCACCAGAAGCGATGTTTTCAATAGTGTTTGCCTCAGTCTTAATAGTCTGAGAGTTAAATGCTAGTGAGTTGATTGCAGTGATCTTAACCTTTGCACCCTGAATACTAACGTCACCAGTATATGCAATGTCATGGTCACCCTCTTTACGAGATCCAGACTTCTGCTCTTTGTCATCTTTCAGGTTACCCTTAAGTTGACTACCCCAAGGAACTCTACCGTGCTCGTCTGCTTCAGGATGATATGGAATCTCATCAACAGGATAGAAATGACCACCAGGCAATGCCTTAAAGTATTGGTCACGCTCAGTCTGTTTGATGTGGACCATGTTGATCATGTCCTGCTTCTTATCGTCTTTCTTTCTAGTAGAAGACTTATCAGCACCACCAACATCAATAGATGAAGTCACATCTGTGCCCACTTTAGAAATCTTAGTTTTCTTATTGTCAGTCCTATTAACAACTTTCTGACTCTGCTTGTCTAGATCACTCTTAGCATCTACCTTATCAGGTTTCTTAGATGATCCCTCAGACTCTGCCTGAGGACCCTGAGAAGCATTATCATTCTTAGCACCTGTCACTTCCTCGTGATAGTTACCCATGACCTTCAGATAGAAGTCACCCTCAACAGTCAGCACATAGTTACCTTTAATGGTCTCACACTTGTCTCTAGCAATGATCTTAGTTTCATTGTTAGGGACATTCTTATGCTCGTTACCATGACCATCTTGGAATGTGCAGACACCACCAGGACCCTGTTTGATTTGTTTCTCAACACCAGGGGTTGCATCATTGATATCCTTAGCACCATTGAGGTGAGTAACAACCTCCATGAGGTCTGTATTGATAGCAGTAAACATCTTATCGATGTAACTACCACCGCCACCTGCTCCAGTGACACCATCATCAAAACTAGAGAATGGTGTGCCAACGATTGCTTCATTGATACTGCCGCCGCATTCCGTGGTCCCGATCAACGGATACCACGCCTTCGACTTCGGTCGTTTTATCTCCCTCCCGCAATCCTTCTGGAAGAACATCTTGATGATAGCGAAGATGATTTTAATCAAACCCGCCCAGTTGAGTTGAGTGAAGTCAAACTCAAAGATCATCTTTACAGTCTCACCGATGCTTCTTGCTGCACCAGCGATACCTTTTGCCATATCAACAGCAGCGATCACGTCGCCAGCAATATCCTTAACACGATTCATTGTGCTAGTGATACCACTAAGGATACGGTTAGTAACACCCTTAACAGCAGAGTCAACACCCTTAAGTTTATCAGCAATCTTATCTACAATCTGCGTCGCTATATTATTAGCGAACGCAGAGACATCCGATATTGCGGCTTGCACTAGCCCCAACCACATCGGTGTCTTCATACAGAAGATACTAAAGATCATCTCAAGGAACTGCAAGATTGTGGTAATCACAACCAAAGGCACGAAACTAGAGATAATTGCAACAATCTTACCAACAATCTCAGCAATGAGTTTAGCAAGCATTTCCTTCAGTGGTGCCAGAATACCAGCAATACCACCAGCAAGGAAATTCATGATCTTACCCATGTGCTCCATCACCTTATCACCTGCAATCTTCTTACCAGTTGCAAGAGAGATGAATCCACTAGGACCACTAGCAAGAGTCGCTGCCATGTTGCCCAACTCAGTGAGCATACGCTCTAGATCAGTGCCGAAACCTTCGCCAGCAGGACCAGCAACGCCATCACTAATTGCCTGCTTCTCGACAGGAGGTTTAGTTGGGTTAGTTACAGCATTACCAGGCAGAGTTTCTTCAGCAGCAGAGATAGCACCACGAGATTCTTCGTTACCAGATCCAGTAGGATTCGTAGGTGTAGTATTCTGACGCTTAACCATAGGACTGCCGTCCATGCGGTCATTACCAGCAAGGTCTTTCTGACCAGGAGTTTGAGTCTTCAGTTTATCTGCGACTGTGCCATCTGCCGCAGTTGTCCTCTTCTCAGGATCTTCTTTTACTTGGAAACCACGGAATGCACCCATGACGACAGGCATCTGTGCCTCATCACCATCAAGAAAGAATCCCATGACCCAAGATCCAGGCTGCAACTCAGTAGTTGTACCTGTATTCTTTGTCTGTGCCTTATCGCATGGCAGCAATACTGTTGCCCATGGCAGCACCTCAGTAGGCAACTCCTTAGTATATGCCTGCTTTGCCTTGTGACCTGTATACCAACCAAGGATCCGCACCTGGACACGACCCAGTTTGGAGGGGTCTTCGTTGCTCTCAACTTCCCCGATCCACCAAGTGTATCCGTCTCTACCTAAGTAGTCTGTCCGATCCAACATTTGAATAATTATATCGTGTGATTATTTATCGAGCAAGGTGAAGAGAAACTCACCCTCTTCTTCAGGTTTACCCCACGCTTGCTTATCTGTTTCAGTATCCCAACCTTGATCCATGGATCTATAATCCAGTCCGTCGAATCTGATACGAGATTTAATTAGATACTTACCGACTTGACACCAATCAGCGGGGATCCCCGTCCACCATCTACCGTCCCAAGTCCATACAAAAGGACAACTATCCTCTTGTTTAAGAATATTGAAAATATCTGTCTTTACAGTGGTTTCAGTAGATTCTGTGATCCTATACCTTAACCAGTTGTAAGCATTCTTTTCGCCCTGATACTTATACCAGGATTTGGACTCAAATACACCTGACTGTGTTTGCCAAATCCTGATATCTATCTGTGGCCATTGAGCAGGGTTAGACATTGCCTGCATTTTATTACGATAATGCCCATATAAGAGCTCTTCAAAGTTATTCATCTCAACCCTTACATGGTTATTATAATAATTTATTGTAGGTTTGTCAATCCTCGTAGACTAGACACTCGGGCTCTGATGGGTTTTGATCACAGTAGAGCTCAAGATATGTAGGATCGTGATGGTCGCCTGCTTCGATCTCCTTCTTATGGTGATCTGCATACTCTTCTAGGTCATGCAATTCGCCTTCGATGTGACGACGCATTTGGGGATTTGTGTTAGGATTATCAAGAATTTCCTTATCCTTCTTGATGTGTGCTTCGATGTTTTCCATTGTAGTTTATTTTTTAGGGATGGAATCGCGGAATAAAGTCAATTCAGATGTACAACCTCGCTGGGTGAAAGTAAAAGTATGAGCAGCAATAAGGTATTTACCACTAAACTTTCTATCTTTCATGACACTATCTTGCTGACTGCGTGAAGCAGGAATATTGAGTTTGATAACGTCACCAGCACAGATTCCAGTATTACCTGGGACTGTGATTGTTAGTTGAATTGCCTTCATTAAATTATATCTAGCAGCAGCATATTCTGCAACTGCTAGTGTGTCAGCGGTTTCAGACCCGCTGTCAGGATTTCCTTTTGGTTGACCAGACTTACCCTGCTGATGAATCAACGTAGGAATTGGTCTGATTTTTTGTCGAGTAGGTGGTGCCCCTTCTCCCGATACCTCTTCAGGCATATTGAATGGGGGTGACTCGTGAAGGGGAGTTGCTCTGGCAAAAATTTTATCAAACGCTGTTTCTCTTGCAGCGTAAATTGTCCCTGACGGTGATGATTTACTCTTGTTACTACCACCATTTGCGGTGACATTGTTAGCACCGACGTTGGCAAGACTCACACCACTGGTTACAGTTTTATATGTCCCCATCCTCATATGTCTGAGGTGATTTGCTTTGTCTGGATATTGAATAGACTCAATGTTTAGGTAACCTTCGTCTTCTGTATGTCCCTGCTGTGCATATACAAATTGGAATCCAGATTCTTGCTCACAAAGACCATCAATAGATCTAAACTGAAATCCTCGTTGATTCTCATAGAAGAGAAAACCAGATTGTTTTTGTGATCCCTTACCCGATGGTTTTGAATTCTTACCAGATGACTTTCTAGTTACCTTGTCAGAAATATACGAGATGAGGTCAACAGGTCTCCAGTTTGGTGATACAACTTGGACCTTTGAGTGTGCCTCAAAGTTTTCTTCCTTGATACGTTTGCCAGGTGCTTTGAGATACTTCTTGACGATATGCTTAGGGAGGTTTTCTTCATCCTTAGACGCTCCCTCAGCGATTGCACCAAATGCTTTGAAGACCTTATTGATCTCGTTGTTATACATCTCAGGTGTGCAGCAATAGATGATATACAACTGACCACGCTCAGACTTGATGATCTTACCAATCTTGTAAACTCTAAAATCTAGTTTTAATTTACCCTTGCCGTCTGCTGCCTCAGTGACTACATCTATTTGCACCTTCTCACCACCTGTGAGATTCAGGTTGAAGTCAACAGAGTCAACCATTGATAATTCTAGACGACAGAAGGGTGCCTCAATAGACTCATAGTACTTAAAGTCTGGCACCATCTTCTTAAGATCAAACTCCTTATCACTATTGGTAGTGAGAGTAATCTTATTAAGCTTAAATTGTCTTGATTTCTGCTCTGCCATTACATGAAGTTAACAAGTGAAGATCGCGCCTCAGCGACAATACCAAATTTACCGAGAAGATACTCGTCAGCATCATTCTTGTCAGAAGTTGGGACGATTATCTCTTCGCCACCACCACCTGCCATAATCGGTGCTGCCTGCTGCTCTTGGACGATAGGTTGCATTGCGGCATCACGCTCTGCTGTCATTGCTTTCAGACTATCTAGCTTAGATTCAGTCTTCTTCTGCTGAGCAGTCTCCATCTTTTCGCCAGCTGTATTGGTGGTGCTGCCATACTTTGCCATCTCGGTAAGACCCTTTTGCAGAGCACCATCTTTACCAAAGAGTTTCTGGATCCTCTCATCAATAGTTAATTCTTTTTCGTCAGTATCCTTTGACTCAGTTTTAGATTTAGACTTCTCCTTTTCTGCCTTGCGATCTGCTTCAGTTACTGTATCATGCTCTGTAGCAGCTTTCTCTGCTGCTTCCTGATTAGATAGTCCAGAATCCTTGCCTTCTTGGTATGTCTTATTGAATTCGTAGAATTGATTTGCCTTAGGATGAATACTGATCTCAGTGATCTTAGAAGCTTTAGCACCACGACCTCTAGAATTGCCCTTGGTCTTATGTCTATTAGCAATGTCGGTCTTAAGACCACCAGAATTCATCACTGCCTTAAACTCATCACTGCCAGGCTCAACACCAATTCTCTCCTCACCAAAACCAAGAGTGCCTGCCTTTGTCCTCTTGGACATGCTCTTGATTTTGATCTTTGCATCAGAGGGATCACCTTCATAAGCATAAGTCACATAGTATGACTTATCATTCAATACTACTCGACTTGCTTGATATGAATCTTTAGCGTATGCCTTAGGATCAAACTTACCACCAGCAGCAAAACCAGGCATGGAATATCCACCACGCATTGCTTCACCCCATCTCTGAGATGTTAGACCAGGATTCTTTCTAGTTGCGGGTGTGTCAAATGGCACAACGAATGCACCACCGCCTGCAAATCCCTTCATACCGACCCACTCAGTGCCATGACCAATAAAGGATGTGGTCAACCCACCATCAAGTGACACAGGGTAACCAGACTGAGGACCAGAGATCCATCCACCCATCGCTGCCTTTGGTATAACACCACCTTCAGCGAATCCGAAGAAACTACCAACAGCACCTAGCAGACCTTTTGCAACTGCCTTCACACCCTTAAAGATAGGATGCTCTACGATTGCCTTGAATAGTTTACCAAACAGTGAAATAGTGCCGTTATCACCAGCGATTGCCTCTAGAAGTTTTTCCTCCCACGTCATCGCAGGGTCTATACCTTCTGCCTTACCAGCGTCTTCACCCTTCATCTCTTCAGACGAAGCAGCACTTCCGCCAATGGCAGACATTGGCACACCAAAGATCTTAGCGATAGGTGCAACCATCGACCCCAGCATGTTTCTGATAGGTGCTGGGAGGAATGCACCGAATACTTTACCGATACCACCAATGGCAGTCATGATGCCAACACCCAGTGCCTTGAAGGGGAGTTGCATGAGTTGACCAAATGCCTTGGCAACCTTCATGGTGCGTCTCAGTTGCTTCGCCATCTCATCTTGCAGGTTGAATGTCCCGCCAGATGCCATCTTAGGTTTGACCATCTTAGCAGTCTGGAATCTTCCACCTGCCGCTTTACCTGACTTACTCTTCTCTTTATCTACCTCGTCTGTCTTAGGTGCAAAGAATTTCAGCACTGCTGTCAGTGCCTTCAGTCCCAGGAAGAATGGGGCAAACATGACCTGGATACCAATACCCAGGATCTTACTGATTAGTGGTAGATGTGGCTCAACAAAGTCGAGAATGGCAGTCATTATACCACCAAGTGCCTCAAAGAATCCACCTATGGACTCCTTGATAGGTGCCATCACATTGTTGAAGACCTCTCCAACCATGCCGAAGAATTTCTGGATGGGCTCAAAGATGGGCTCTAGGAATCCACCGATTGCCTTACCTACCTTACCACCAACAAATCCACCAGCAACACCGCCGATCATCCCACCAAGGGGACCACCAATCTTGTTACCGATTGCTTGACCAACCAGAGCACCGCCACCAGTACCTATACCAGCACCAACTGCCTCTCCTTGACTATCACCAGCAGCTTTCGCTCCAAGGTATGCACTAAGACCAACGCCACCAGCAATGGCAACCTTACCAAACCTAGAGCTAGCAAATTTCTTTAACTTGCTACCAATCTTTACTGCTTTACCAATGTTGAGGATACCCTTAACAAGGTTGGTAACAACCCAGGCAACAGATTTGACTGTTGCGCCAGGTGCCTTCAGGAATGCAATCCCTATGAATATAGGAGCAGCAGATAGCAGAAACTGTCCAAATCCCAACAATCCCTGTAGGGATATGGGATTCTCCATAAACTTAATCAATCCATCCAACGCCGACCCTACTAGGAATGACGTTATCTTATAGACAAACTTACCAACAGCGACGAGTGCTTCTGCAAGTTTCTGGACTTTTTCTGGATTCTTAGAGACCCAATCCAGTGCAGCAAATCCAATGAAGAGCTTAAAGATACCGCCAAGGAATCTAGCAATAGCACCAAGGAATCCACCGAAAGCACCTTTCGCTGCCTCCTTGAATTCCTTCATCTTCTCATTCTGAATCTTCTTCGGTTTCTTCTCGCTCTTCTCCTCTTCTTCAGCTCTCTTTTTCTTTGCTTCTTGTAATCTCTCTGCGGCAGTTTTCCTTTTCTCTCTATCTGCCTCTTGCTTCTCTTTAGCGTCTTCTTGCTTGTTAACAAGGTTATCACCACGGATCTTAGATCTGACGCGATCCTTCATCGCCTGAGTCATTGCCTCTACTTGGAGAGCAATACCATTCATCGATGCACCCAAGGAATTCATACCTGAGGTGATACTCTTAAATGCTTTATCCTGATCTTTAGTGATCTTGCTCAACTCATCAGCAGCACTCAAGGCAGTAAACTTCTTGCCACCACCAGTGCCCCTATAAGAAATCATCTTATAGAGTTTTGCCTTCTGTACTTTAATTGCTGGTGCTTTGTTTGCCATCTATTACTGAGTGAGAAGAGGCGAAGGTTTGGTATACACAGCTCTAGTGCTACCTGATGTATTTATCTGCTGTGTGACACGTTGTATCACTACACGCTCCTGCACGACAGGGTATACCTCTGCAAGACCGTCACGCTCTGACTTCTCCTTGATCGCTTGCAATTTCTTCATTGAATCTTCCTTGACCCTACCAACTGCCATAATGTTTGAAGGATCAGTAGTTACTCTCTCTGGTTTTAAGTCTTCGAGAGATTCGCCAGTAGCATTACTCTTAGGGGTAGATGTATCAATACCTGTATCTGGTCCTAGTTTACTTAATGCCTCAGCAAGACCTGTCTTGAATGCTTCCAGCATCTCTGCAACAGTCTTGGGTTTAGTATCCGCAGCCTGCTCAGTATCACCACCACCGTCACCTGTGGTATTTACATTACCTTCAGATGTTGTGGTATCTACATCAGATCCATCACCAATTTTCTTAGATGGTTTGATAGATCTAGGTGCTCTCCACATCCAGACATCACCATCAGGCAACTGATTCTGGAAGAGATTCTTGTCCATGAAGTAATACTTACCAGGACCACCTGTCTTATCACCAGCACTGTTAGTCTTCTTCCAAGTGCCACCGAAGTTTAGTTGTCCAAATGGATCATGTACAACGAATCCATTGTTTTTGTATCCAACAACCATACCCCAGTGTCCAGATCCTTTATATTTGAATCCGACTGGGACAGGATACCCTGCTTGCACCTCTTTACGAAGTGATTCCCAACTCTGACCAGTTTCTAATACAGAATCAATACCAAAGTCTGCAAGTGCTCTCTTCTGAGGATATGCCTCAGTTGAGATACCATATCCACTACGGACCTTGTTGTAGTCCTCAGCAGTCATGGGTTTACCTGTGAGTTGTGCTACCCACATTGCCATCGTGGTTGAATAGCACTGAGTATCACCAGGACGACCATACTTGTCTGCCTTGTTTGCTCTCTGGTTGATGTAAGGCACATCTTGAATGACCTTACCACCCTCAGCAGCAAACTGAATACCAGCACGCTTACTGCTGCCAGATTCCATCACACCTGCTTCGTCATTACGACGCCAGCTATTGATACCACCGTTATGCTTAGCTAGCTTATTACGGTATGCAGCAATAACTGGACCGTAATCACCACTCTTCAGTGCCTGTTGCACAGTGCCTCTAATGCCAGCACCATCTAAAGATCCATAGTTAAAGACTACAGACTCAAGAGCAGCTTTTACTCTATTAGGTGCCTTGTTATAGTCACCACCAACCTCATCAACGAGGCGTTGACGGTGCTCAATAATATGCTTAGATTTGATCCAATATGCTTCCTCTTCGGTGATCGTGTCACCTTTCTTGACTTTACCCGACTTACGGAATCCAGATGGATAATAAGTTGCACCAATACCAATGGTAGGAATTTCCCATCCATAGTTAGCATCGGCATATGCCTCTGTCCTCAGTCCTTCATAGTTGCCTAGAAGTGCTGCAAACTTCTCATCAAATCCACCAGGAATGTTTTTAACTGGAGTAGTGCCACCAGGACCATTATTGGTGCTTGCTGAAGACCCTGTTACTCCCTGAGATCTTTGCTTCTCTATTTGTGCTGCTTGAGCAGGATCAAAGATCTTGATGCCATTGATGAGGAGTTTATTCAACCCATCATGAATAGCACCATAGATATTCTTTTTATAAGTGAGTTGCTTTGAATTCTCAACCTTCTTCTTCTCAGTCTGTGTTGCTTGGAAGGTGACAGCTGTACTTACACCACCTGCTGCAGCTCCACCGCCTGTCCCAACACTGACACCAAATGCAGCGCCAAGTTTTCCAATATCAGGTGCTAAGACAGTTTTTACCTTGTTGCCAACAAATCCAAATGCACCAAGACTACCTACGATTGCCTTCAGGTAGAGACCACCTGTAGCAGCGAGCATATCTGGATGACTACCAAATTGCAGGGGACCACCTGCTGCCATCTCTACAGGTCCACCTGCTGCCTTCTTATTCTCTCCGTCGAAGTCAAACAGGTTGAATGTCAACGCATCAGCAATACCACCTGCCACAGAGGCAGGATTCATGAGACGTTTAGCGTTGTTAACAACAAACTGGACTACACCACCAATAGCATCAAATACAGCACCAAGGATGAAACCAGTAAAGTCCATCAAGACCTTGGCACCATCCATCAGGAATTTGCCAAGTTTACCGATCAACTCAAAGATCATGCCCATGGGCTCTTTGACCTGATCGATGATCGGACCTAACGTCATCTTAACGAGGTCGAAGACCATACCAAAGTATCTCTTGATAGGTCCGAAGATAGGCTCCATGAGTGGACCTAACTCTTTACCTACCCATTCACCCAGGAAACTACCAATAGCATTACCAACGATAGGTGCAAAGGGTCCCAGGAAGGGTCCTAGCAGTGCTGTGCCTGCAATACCACCAAGGACACCACCCGCTGCCTGACCCACACCAGCACCGATTGCAGAGGATGCCTTCTCGCCAGTAGCGAGACCTCCTGCAATCCTAGAGGCACCACCAAGGAGACCCATCCCGACGTTTACCTTACCGCCGAGTTTACCAAATACTTTATTTGCTTTGGTGCCGAGTTTACCCTTAAATCCTTTATACTTGTCGCCCATGCCGCGACGCATCTTGGAGAATCGACTCTCTTTGCCGAATCTCTCCTCAAATGCCTTCTTAGCACCAGGACGCTTGCGGTCTGCCTTTTCGGCAGCCTTCCGCATTTGTTGTACTTCTTCTTTGGAGTATATAACTCCAGTCTTTGGATCTCTAAATCCGCTCTTTCTTACTTGTGCGTTTCTTTCTGCTTCAGCAGATGCCTCAGCATTCCCTGAGAAAATCATTCTCAGACGATTAACGTCCTTCATGAGTTTCCAAGGCATGATCATATACTGTGCTGTCCTAAGCACAGCAAGTCCACCCATCAGTTGTACGACACCAAGTATACCTCGGAGTCCACGTCTGATAGCACCCTCTTCACTATAGTTGCCGAAGACATTTGTCAGACCATCGAGAATCATCCCGACGCCCATCTTGGTAAGCTTAAAGGCAAACTTACCTATGGCAAATAGGACCTTGAATACCTTAACTGCCTTCTCAGCATTCTGTGGGTTACTTAACCAATTCAGTGCCCCAAATATAATAAGATACTTGAATACCCTGAAGATTCCATTTAGGAATCTACCAAGCATACTCATCTTGGGTTTTTCTTTCTCGACCGCCTTGCGACCTTCTTCTTTACCTTCCTCTAAGCCCTGTTCTGCCTGCTCTTCTAAATTCTCACGTTTCTTCTTTGCGAAAGATCTTCGGAATTTCCGCATGGCGTCAGTCCACTTGGTCTTTTCCTTCTTATCTTTCTTCTTGATGTCCGTGACTTCTGCTTTAGAAGTGTCTGAAAGATACTCTGTTTCAAACTTTAGAAGCTCAGTCGTATCATAAAAACTCTTGGCAATGCCATCTGTGACCGCTCCCATGCGATTGATGCTCTTACGCACCTGATCCATGTTTTGAGCGATACCTGACTTACCAGTTATCGGTTGAATTTTTACGAAACTACGAATTGCTGCCATTAGAGGGACATGCGTGACTGATCTTGGTTTTGCCGTCTTTCTTCCTCAGCAATATGTGCGAGGAGAAGATTCACATATACATCTCTTTCCCACGGAATCATATTCTCCAACTCGGTTAGTGAATACTTGTGGTGCTGCATCAAGGCAAAGTTTGTTTTGTAGTAGTTTTCAAGACTATCGTGCAATAGGGCTACGCGAAAAAAGCAGCGAGTCCTTCAAGCACAACATCAGATGTAACTCCAGTGTTGGGGTTTGTGACAGGGAGTGTGTATGTCAACTTAGGCATAGTCTCAAAGAATTTCTGGATCTTAGCAAACTGCTCAGAATTCAGATCTTCAAGGAATTCAAGTGCTTCCTTCTTAGTGAAGTTGTCATAGACTTCTTCGCTGTCGTAAACACTTTCAATGCAACCTGCTGCCAACTCAAACACATCTTCTAGTCCAGGGTTATCCGACATGTTTTGACTGATGAATACATCAATCGAAGGATATTTCATAACCACACCCACTTCTTTATCAAGGAGAATTTTCTTCTCATGATCAGCAGGGATCTCAACCTGTACTTCATTCAGAGGCACCATCACTTCGACCTGGGTCTTTTCATCATCGGGACAAGTGATCTTGAATTCACTTGCTTCACCAACAGCAGTAGCACGAATGCGGAGGAAGATGAATTCAATCTCAAAGGTTGCGAGATCTTCTACCTTACTCTTCAGGTTGGTGCAATTCTTGATGATGGTCTTGACTGCCTTGATCATCTGCTTGTCGTCTTGCGACTCCATAGCGAGATACAGCAGTTTCTCCTCTTTGACAAGGAATGGTCTATATGTAACTTGAGTGCCTGTAATAGGCAAAGTCAGATCATACTCGGGGATAGCGAGCTTGGGTAAAGGCATAATACTCCATAACTATTAAATTTATTTAGGTGCCAAAGAAGGAGGAATCTTCTTGGGCATCGAGTCCCAATGCTTCCGAAATCCTATCAAAGTTACGAATAACCTTGTCCTTAGCATTAGGACTGAAGGAGAGGACATCTTCTCCAACCGTGTCAAATCTAAATCTCTCGTATTTGAAATCAACGTCGATCTTCATAATATCAGCAGGACCGTTATTGAGAGTCATTGCTGAGATATCAAAGGGGAATGCACCATACATCTGCCATACAGCAGTAGATCTATTCATCCTCTGCTCAAAATTAACATGTTTACCATTAAAGTTAGTAGCACCTCTGTAAACAATGTTGGCAGCATTCTCCCATTTCAGGATCTGAATGTCTGCAGTATACTCATCGTAGAATGTAACTCTGTTTTCAGCATCATTTGCAGTCAGATTCATCCATTTCTCAAATAATTGACGATGATACATGTCCTTTGTCATGATGAAGGACATTCTGACTTCTTGCTTCTGCTGACCATATGCATAATCATATGGTTGACCAACCATCTTAACTGATTGTGTCTTAATTCTTCTTGCGGGGATAGTTACACTATCGGCAAAATAGTTAATTGTCTCATAGTGCTCCCTATAGTTGGGATTCATCCCTTTAGCATATAACATCGGAGGGAGTGTGATCTCCACCGAGAATAGATTCGACTTTGCAATATCCTTCTCGCCACTCGCGACGAGATCGGCAAAACGAAGAAAACTATTTGGATTTCTGTATCCCATTAAACTCTGCTCCAGATGTGACTGCTAGGGACTTCAATCCATCTACCTGCTGCATTAAATAAGAATTGCTCAATAGGCAATGGTGTCATATCCTGCAGATCGATCGGTTTAACAGTATAGATGTTAGTAGCGTTTGACATAAAGTATTTATGATGGCAACGGGCAGGATACGCGGGACTACCTACAGACCACTGTGCAGCGATTGTTTTTCTTGCTGTTGGTCGTAGATAATGTAAGTTACCACCTGAGAATTGCATGTTTGGTGTATCCAGATCGGATATCTGCACCATAGGGAATCTGTCGTAAAACTGAAGTTTCTCAGTCGCTGCAGAATATGCAAAGAAGATAATATCACCGACATTGAAGTTACCTTCATATGGCTCTAGACCATACTGCAGTTGACTGCGATACCACTCCTTTGATTGTGACTTGCCTTCTGCAAGATCCTTGACATCTGTGAAGATGCTCATACGTTTAACTCTTTTTCTGTAAGGATGAGAAATTCCATATTACGGTCTTTACAGTATTCTCTCGCTGCCTTCCACTTTGCTTGGTTGACACCAAAAGTCTTCACCTCAGTTATGTACTTTTTAGTTTGCCTCTTTGGGCGTTTAGGGGGCGCACACTGTATCTTCGGTTTAACCTCAATAATGAGCTTCGTAGTCCCTCCACTCCTGGTTCGTGCTCTGACGTAGAAATCGGGGAAATAGCGATGAATCCGACCGTCAACAGGACTGATGTATGGAATAACGATTTCTTCACTTCCCCACTCCAATACATTTACATTCTTGTCGCACCAGACCATAAACTTTCTTTCCCACAAACTCCTATAAATAATATTTGTGGGATCTCCCTTATACTTATGTCTATTTGATGGTCTGAATTTGCCAGAATAACTCATGTCTTCAATGTTAGTATTTCCAAGGGTTAAACCCCTCGGTTCATCAGGTAGTAGTAGACGGTCTGTAAGGAAGGACGCAACCTTCCCAACGGAAGTGATCGACTACCTTAAATTGAGTATTTATGAACACCAAAAGGGTAGACAAAACTCTGCTAAGTATGGTGGTAAAGGTAAAGAGACCATATTCCTGTATCTTCCTCCTGGGTTGAATGAGAAGTATACAGCAAAGTATGAAGGCAAAAGTCTTGGTAAGGTTGGTGCCGAAGTTATGGATGCTGCTGGTAGTGCTCTTGCTGGCGGTCAAGATATTGGCACCCACATCTCAAGAGCAGCAGATGCAGCAAAACCCGCACTTGGATTCAAGGTAGGTGCTGAAGCAATTAACACTTTGGTTGGCACAGTTTCACCATTCGGATCGGGTCTTGATGCTAATGATATCGCAGGGATAACACGAGGTGAAGTATTCAACCCATATGAAGAGATGCTATTCAAAGGTGTCTCATTCATCAACCATAGTTTCAAGTTTACTATGGTGCCCAAAAGTGCTGCTGATGTGGAGGTAATCTATAAGATTATCAACACACTTAGAGCATCAATGCACCCTGCCAAAGCTAAAGATAATAATTGGTTGACTATTCCTGACAAGTTTAGATGTGAAATTGTCAGATACTCATCTAAAGGTGATGAGGAAGAATTGGGTGAGGGTGAAGCAGCAGGTGGATATATGAATTCACTCTTGCGATTCCCTAATACTATGGTCTTACAAGACATGAGTGTTGACTTCGGTGATTCCACTGCAATTCGTACCCAGATTCCTGGTATGGAAACTAAGGACTTTGGTTTTGCAGTATATAACATGACACTTTCTTTCCAAGAAATCAAATACCGCACACGCGAAGATTTTGAATAATGTCAAATTATTTTTCTTACATACCAGACGTATTCGTCAGGACAAAGAGTTATCGCACAGGAGTTAACGACCCCTATGTTTTGGCGAAGAATATCTTTCGTCGTATTAAGATCAGAGATGATCTGAGTGATGTTATTCTTGGATTTGAGAAGTATACTATCCAAAATAATGAAAGACCTGATCAGGTTGCTGAAAAGGTCTACGGTAATGTTAACTATGACTGGGTGCTCTTACTGGTCAACAATATCATCAATGTCTATGATGAATGGCCAATGACCGAGCAAGAGCTCTACAATTATATGGTGCGTAAGTATGGGAAGGATGAAGTAGAGAGCATCCATCACTGGGAAACTCAGGAAATTAGAAGTACTAGGGGTGATATTCAACTAAGAGCAGGTTTTGAAGTCACAGAAGATTTTCAATATATGAGACCTGACGGCACAATGGTCCCTAAAGCAGAATTGATTAGACCTTTATCTAACTATGACTATGAATCTGGTCTAAATGACTATAAGAGAGGTATTCACGTCTTGAAACCTCAATTCTTGAATGCATTCGTTGAAGAGTTTGAAGAGTTGGTTGACTATCTGCCTTCTAATGAAGTTGATCCTCTGACGGGCATCAAGAGAAGTGTTGCCACAGTTGCAGAAGCATTTACTAGCGTCAAACCCACATATGAGACTCTGGTGGGTCAAACACCTTCTATCCAATTCGCTGCTACAGCAGAATACACCTCAAGAAACTTTGGATCTTCCGATCCTACCATTTCTCAAGGTGATGTGCTTGCTGACGGTAGCACTGTTGCAGTTACAGTTACAACAGGTAGCACTACCGCTACTACTGAAACCGCTGGCGAGATGACCGAAACAGAGGTTAACCAATATGGATCCGCTGGATCTTCTAGTGGTCAGACCTCTGGCGGTGGCACGTCCAGCGGAGGGTCTTATAGTGGTGGTGGAGGATATTAAATAAATCCCCTCTCTTTTGCTAGATGTAGCAATTCTTTCAAATTACCCACATGTTGCGCTCCTAGCGCGATTTGTGGGTATTCTGCTTCTGGTCCGAATTCGTTTTCAAACGCTCTTTGGTCAAAATGCTGATTTAGGCGATATTCGAGAAATTCGCCTTCTAGTGATTTTAAGAGTTGTGCTGCTCTTTCACATTCTTGTGATCCATTGCTATAAATTACTGCTGTCTGTGGAATCATTTCTTCTCTGAATGATTGTACTCGATAACAAACTTTTCATGCTCTGTGGTCCTATCGACCACAGTATAATGTCTTACTTCACTGCCAAGCAATTCTGCTGCCTTCTCTAGAAGGTTTTTGGCGATATTCATATTAGTCACGCTGACGCCAGTCATCTGGTTTGTCCCTCCTAAACCAATCATTGATATCATCTGCACCGTCGAATGTAGTCCTATGATTGGATGGATCAGGGTCTCCGAGACCCATCCTATTCATAAAATCATCTAGACTGCCCTCCTCAATGTCTTGAGACGCTTGCCGACGTGCCTTTTGTAACCAATCTCGGGCGAGTGTGTGCCTTTTGGCAAGTTTCTCTGCCCAGATCATGTCCTCAATAGGGACAGTTTCTTTATTTGCAATACATCTGCAAATAGACTCCAAACGGAGTCGATAAGCGGTTGAGAGCATAAATCATTTACGCAGTTTGGACTCTAATTCAGAGACTTTGTTGAAATCGGCATAAGATGCCTCAGATCGCTCATTGAGGATACTTTGGATATCTTCAACGATTACGTCATTTTCAACATAGTCGTCCAGATACTGATTTAACGCTTCCGCCAAATAACGGTATCTGTGCCATTCAGG